AAGACCCCCCGTCAAGGGAACCTATTGCATTGCTAGAAAAATATGGTACATTTGCGTACCCGAACTTTCGGTGCGCTATGATTACTGTTGAACCTACTAGGGATTTTCCTATTCCCTTTGACTTGTCCGACGAAGAGGCTAGCACTCACAAGGACAGGATTACTGTTGCGGCAAATACTGCCGCTCTCATAGGAGAGCTAGGTGGTACGTTTGAGTTGACGGATGCTGACGAACACGCAGCACATGCCCTTATCAAAGGGACCAAAGACATCAAGACTGCCCGTCAGTTGGCAGTCCCTGCCGTAGCTCGCAAGCTACATTTGCTCCTCTCGGAGTACGACCACCAAGTAATTAAGGACGCCCATCAGGGGCGGCTGTACGTTACCAACCGCTTGGTTGAGCTATCCCAATGCGGCGACCCAAAGGTGGAACTGAAGGCGTTAGAGCTTCTAGGTAAGCACTCAGACATAGGTCTGTTCACTGAACGCAGTGAAATTACGATCACGCACAAGACATCTGTTGATCTTGAGAACTCTATTAAGGAGCGGATCAAGCGGTTGCTGAACGCGGACGTAGTAGATGTGACACCGATCTCAGACTTAGACAAGCATCTGGGCAGTCCTATAGAAGAGTTGGGCGAGTCAGAGGAATACGATGAGTAGCTCTGTCTTAGACTCAGTTTCCCTCAAGGACATCCCCAAAATCTTGGGGCAGCTTACTGAAGCAGACCTTAGAGTGCTGGAAGCGCAGCTTGTGCGGCTGGAAAAGCTCAAGCAAAGGGAGCTAGCACAGGAAAGGTTTGACGTTTTCGTGCGTAAAGCTTGGCCCACCTTCATCGGAGGGAGGCACCACAAGATAATGGCGAACGCTTTCGAGCGAGTAGCCAGAGGCGAGCTAAAACGGCTAATCATCAACATGCCGCCTAGGCATACCAAGTCAGAGTTTGCCTCTTACCTGCTACCAGCTTGGTTTTTGGGGAAATTTCCCCACAAAAAGGTCATTCAGTCGTCCAATACGTCCGAATTGGCGGTCGGTTTCGGGCGAAAAGTACGGAATCTGGTGGATTCAGAGGTCTACACAGAGATTTTTCCCGAACTTAGCCTGCAAGTTGACTCAAAAGCTGCCGGTCGGTGGAATACAAGCAAGGGGGGCGACTACTTTGCTATCGGTGTGGGGGGTACAGTGACTGGTAAGGGTGCTGACCTACTGATTATTGACGACCCGCACTCGGAGCAGGAAGCTAAGCAGGCTGCTAACAACCCGGAAATCTTTGATTCGGTCTACGAGTGGTACACATCCGGGCCAAGGCAGCGTTTGCAGCCGGGTGGAGCTATTGTTATCGTGATGACGCGCTGGTCACTGAGGGATTTGACCGGGCAGGTTATTAAGGCTGCTGCCTCACGGGGTGGCGAGGAGTGGGAAGTAATTGAATTTCCTGCCATCATGCCTAGTAATCAACCCCTTTGGCCGGAGTTCTGGTCAATGGAGGAATTGACTGCTCTTAGGGAAGAACTTCCTAATTCAAAGTGGCAAGCGCAGTATCAGCAGAATCCTATTGGCAACGAGTCAGCCATAGTTAAGCGAGAGTGGTGGAAGATATGGGAGGGAGATGCCCCACCTAAATGCGACTACATACTGCAAAGCTGGGACACTGCATTTGAGAAAAATAATAGGGCTGACTATTCTGCTGGCACTACTTGGGGGGTATTTAATAACCCTGAAGATAATGAGATGCCTAATATCATCTTACTCGACACTTACAAGAAGAGAGTTGAGTGGGTAGAACTAAAGCGTGACGTACTGGAACAGTACAAGATGTGGGAGCCAGACGGGTTGATCATTGAGAAGAAGGCAACGGGCGCACCTCTCATCTATGAGTTGCGGTCAATGGGCATCCCTGTACAAGAGTACACACCCTCTAAAGGGCAAGACAAGATTGCTCGCTTGAACTCGGTGTCTGACATAATTGCTTCTGGAAAAGTATGGATACCGCAAACACGTTGGGCTGAAGAGCTAATCGATGAAGTTGCTGCCTTCCCCAGCGGAGAGCACGACGACTTAGTGGACGCAACGACGCTAGCACTTATGCGGTTCAGGCAAGGCGGGTTCTTACGATTGCCCAGTGACGCCCCCGAAGAACAACGGTACTTCAAAGGCGGGCGCAAGGCTGCTTACTACTAAGGAATACAAATGGCTACAAACTTTGACAAAGCGGCTTTACCCTTCGACCCTGAAGAGGAGGGCGTAGGTATTGAGATCGAAATTGAAGACCCTGAAGCTGTGCGTATTGGCATGGGAGATGTGGGGATTGAGATTGATTTTGAGGATGAAGCTGGGGAGTTTGACGACAATCTAGCCGAAGAGATGACGGGGGGTGAGTTGCAGTCTCTTGGGTCAGAGTTGCTCGACCTCGTTGAGACGGACATTAACAGTCGCAAAGACTGGGTGGATGCGTTTGTCAAGGGCTTGGAAGTGTTGGGGATGAAGTACGAGGAGCGTACTGAGCCTTGGAACGGCGCGTGTGGGGTCTACTCTACGCTGCTGACTGAGGCAGCAATTCGCTTTCAAGCGGAAATGATTACCGAGACTTTCCCCGCTGCGGGGCCAGTCAAGACCCAGGTTGTTGGTGCAGTTGACAAGCTGAAGGAAGAAGCTGCTGAACGTGTTCGGGATGACATGAACTATCAGTTGACTGAGGTGATGGTTGAGTATCGGCCAGAGCATGAGCGGATGTTGTACAGCTTGGGGTTGTCAGGTGCGGCCTTTAAGAAGGTGTACTACGACCCAGCGCTAGGCCGACAGGTTGCGATCTTTCTTCCTGCCGAAGATATGGTCATGCCGTACGGGGCAAGCAACATCTATAACGCTGAGCGTGTCACGCATGTGATGCGCAAGACCAAGAACGAGGTCAGGAAACTGCAAGTTGCAGGCTTCTACCGGGACGTAGACCTTGGTGACCCGGTGCATATTTTCACCGACGTTGAGAAGAAGAAAGCTGAAGAGCAAGGCTATTCACTTACTGACGATGATCGTTTCCAACTCTTAGAGATTCACGTTGACTATGATTTACCGGGGTATGAAGACGAAGACGGGATTGCTCTGCCGTATGTTGTCACCATTGAGCGCGGTACGCAGGAGATTCTCTCGATCCGACGCAATTGGAATGAGGACGATAAGAACCGTCTCAAACGACAACACTTTGTTCAATATACTTATATTCCTGGTTTTGGGGCTTATGGCCTTGGTCTTATTCACCTTATTGGGGGGTATGCTAGGGCTGGCACTTCTCTTATTCGTCAGCTAGTCGATGCGGGGTCGTTGAGCAATCTGCCGGGTGGGTTGAAGGCTAGGGGCTTGCGGATCAAGGGCGATGACACGCCTATCGCTCCGGGTGAATGGCGGGATGTGGACGTTCCCAGTGGTGCAGTGCGTGACAACATCATGCCTCTGCCATACAAAGAACCAAGCCAGACACTGCTTGCCCTGTTGAATCAGATCACGGAAGAAGGTCGCCGACTGGGTGCGATCAGTGATATGAACATCAGCGACATGAGTTCTAACGCTCCTGTCGGCACAACTCTGGCGCTGCTTGAGCGCACGTTGAAGACCATGAGTGCTGTCCAGGCACGGGTCCATGCGTCGATGCGGATGGAATTCAAGCTGCTGCGCGGGATCATTAGGGATTTTGCCCCCGCCGACTACAGCTACACACCTGAGACAGGGGACCGCAAGGCTAAGCAAGCCGACTACGACACGACGGAAGTGATTCCTGTCAGTGACCCTAACGCTGCCACTATGGCGCAGCGGATCATGCAGTACCAAGCGGCCATCCAGTTGGCTCAAGGGGCACCGCAGATATATGACCTTCCCCAACTTCACCGGCAGATGCTGGAGGTGCTGGGCATCAAGAACGCCGAGAAGCTTGTTCCTGTTGAGGATGACCAGACGCCGAAAGACCCAATTAGCGAGAACATGGCATTCCTTGTGGGCAAACCGACCAAAGCCTTCATATATCAAGACCATGATGCACATATCGCCACGCACATGGCAATGATGCAAGACCCCTCGGTGATGGCAATGATTGGGCAAAGCCCGATGGCTCAACAGATGCAAGGCGCGATCCAAGCGCATATTGCTCAGCACTTAGCTTTTGCGTACCGTGCCAATGTCGAGAAGCAGTTGGGGGTTGAGATGCCTGCACCTGACTCAGAACTTACGCCCGACGAGGAAGTGCAGTTGTCCCGGCTGGTGGCTCAAGCTTCGCAGCAGTTGTCTCAAGCTAACCAGCAACAGGCTCAACAACAGCAAGCGCAGCAGATGGCGCAAGACCCGATGTTGCAGATGCAGCAGGCCGAGTTGCAGATTCAACAGCAAGACTTGCAGCGCAAGCAGCAGAAGGATCAAGCGGACAACCAGATCGCCCAGCAACGCCTTGCTCTTGACGCTAAACGGATACAAGCTGATGTCGAGAAGGAAAAGATGCGGGTTCAGTCTGATGCGCAAAAGTACGCAATGCAGAACCAGAACGACTCTCAGAATGAAGCTTTGCGGCTAGCTGCGCAACAGAAACAGCACAACCAGAAGATTCAGGCTGATTTGATCAAGAACTTGACTAAGAGCCAGACGCAGCCGCAACCGATGAAACCGGGGGTGAAGAATGGATAAGTACCTAGAGTATCTTAACAAGCAGTTTACTGAACGGCAGGAAAATCTTGCCGACGCGCTTGCGAATGGCGCTGCGAAGACATTTGAAGAGTATAAGCAGTTGGTGGGGGAAATCCGGGGTCTTTCCTTTGCTCAACTTTGTGTATCTGACCTCGTGCGTAAACTAGAGAATGACGACGACAATGAGTGAAATTCTACTTGCTCCTAACTTGTTTAGTATCCCAACTTCCCTCCCGGAAGTAACTACGGATAAAGCTAGACAACTACCAGAACCGGCAACCTATCACCTGTTATGTGTTATTCCTGAGACTGAGGAAAAGTACGACAGTGGGTTGGTCAAGTCTGGGCAGACGATGCACTTTGAAGAGGTGCTGTCTCCCGTGCTGTTCGTGGTAAAGATGGGGCCAGACTGCTATGGCGATAAGACACGCTTCCCTAGTGGGCCTTCTTGCAAGGTTGGAGATTTCGTTCTGGTGCGTCCTAACTCGGGCACTCGGGTGAAGATTCACGGGCGGGAGTTCCGCATCATCAACGACGACTCGGTTGAAGCGATTGTTGAAGACCCCCGTGGCATCAGCCGCGCATAAGGAGTAGACATGGCAGAGACAGCATTTAAGTTTCCCGACGAGGAAGTCGTCAACAACAAGGAAACAGCAAGTACGGAGGTGGAGATCGAGATTGTCGATGACACCCCTGAAGACGACCGCAACCGCAAGCCGATGAAGGAAGCTCCCGTCGATGTTTCCAACGAAGAGCTTGACCAGTACAGCGATAGCGTAAAGAAGCGGATTCAGCACTTTACTAAGGGCTATCACGAAGAACGACGGTCTAAGGAAGCTGCTGTACGAGAGCGGGAAGAGGCTGTAAACCTAGCGCAAAGTCTTGTTGAAGAGAATAAACGCCTTCAGGGGTCACTGGGCCAAGGACAAGCTGCGCTACTCGACCAAGCCAAGAAAGTACTTGCTGGTGAGGTCGATGCTGCCAAGCAGAAATACAAGGCTGCTTACGAGGCTGGAGATTCAGAAGCGTTGGTAAATGCGCAAGATGAGCTTACAAATGCAAAGATTAAGGCCGACAGGGTCAATAACTTCAAGTTACCCCCTTTACAAGAGCCAAAAGATGTAGTACAACATCAACAGGCGGCAGCAACGCCTCATGTTGACACCAAAGCAAGCGCGTGGCAGGACGAAAATCCTTGGTTTGGTTCCGACGATGAAATGACCGCTGTTGCCCTAACGGTACATAAGAAACTTGTTGAAAGTAAGATTGATCCAACCAGTGACGAGTACTACGAGAGGATTAACGCTCGTGTACGGCAGCTTTTCCCTGATGCGTTCCCCTCGGGAAAAACAGCTAAAAAGTCAACGGTGGTGGCATCTGCTACCCGTAGTACAGCACCGCGCAAAATCGTGCTGACTCAATCACAAGTGAACATCGCCAAGCGGCTGGGCGTTCCATTGGAAGCTTATGCTAAGCAGGTTGCGGCAGACTTAAGGAAACAGAATGGCTGATAACAGACTTACCCGAGAACTCGATACCCGTGCCGTCTTTGAGCGTCCCAAAAGCTGGGCACCTCCAGAGAAGCTCCCTAGTCCTAACCCCCTTCCGGGTTATGACTTCCGATGGGTCCGTGTTAGTACGTTAGGTACTGATGATCCCATGAACATTTCCGGCAAGCTCCGCGAAGGTTGGGAACCCGTCAGGGCAGTAGATCACCCAGAACTTGGCATCTTGGCTAGCGCTCGCGGGCGTTATCCTGACAGTGTTGAGGTCGGTGGACTCATGCTTTGCAAAATCCCCAAGGAATTCATGGAACAGCGTGCTGCGTACTACCAGCAGCAGACTGATACCCAGATGAACTCGATTGACAATAACTTCATGCGCGAAAACGATCCTCGTATGCCGCTTTTCAAAGAGCGAAGCAGCAAGGTTAGTTTTGGCAAAGGTACTTAACTTAGGAGTCTTATATGGCTTACCCTACGATTGACGCCCCCTACGGGCTAAAGCCAATCAACTTGATTGGTGGTCAGGTCTTTGCGGGCTCAACCCGTGAACTTCCAATTACCTACGGCTACGCTACCAACATCTTCTACGGAGATTTTGTTACGCTGGTTCGTGGTAATTTGGAACGCATTACCGTTTCGACTGGTGTTGTCGGTACGTTGATGGGCGTGTTCCTTGGCTGTTCGTTCACCAACCCGATCACCAAG